ACCAGCACCGCCACCAGCACCGCCACCAGCACCGCCACCAGCACCAGCACCAGAACCACCGGCACCTGCAGGGTCGTTGTGTTGCTCCACAGCTGCTACTAGTTCGGAATTTCGAAATATGTGACCACCCTTGCCTTGACCGGGGGCTATTTCAGAAAGCCAGCCGGGTAAGTAAGAGTGCATCACGGTCATTGTAAAGTCGACTATATATTTTCTTTCGAAAATCATACCATCATAGGAAACCAGCGGTACGAGGTCTTCACCAGAGCCGGGGGTCACAGTAAGCGCTGTAACATAGCCTTTTAGAACGCTATACAGTTTTTCGTGCAAAGTGGTTACTTCAAAAAAAGGTGGAGAACATAAAACGGCTGCGCCTGCATACTGCTTGTATTTTGGATATTGAAACTTTACAAATCTATCAACTTTATCTTGTAGACTACGAGCTTTAGCAGCAGTAGTAGACAATAAAACCATTTGAATTTGCGCTGTACGCCCTACATGAGAAAATGTTGATATTGGGTCCATTTTACCATAAGCCTGCTCTGCTGACCATGTTGGGGCAAAAGTCTGGTTTATAGTCAGATCGGCACAATTGAAAGAGACCTCATCACTCAGATGCAAAGCTTTGATACTAACGTTAGATACACTCATTGATTGTTCCCCTAACCTCCACTATGGCGGAAATGCAAATGCCTTAGACATTGCTCCCATTGCTACTTCTTCTGTGTGTTTTGCTAATACTTCACCGTCTAGCTCTAGTGTAATATTGATAGTGGTCGTGCCTCCACCGGTTTCTGCTGGGGCTGGGCTTGGTGCAGGCGCTGCAGCGTATGGATCTTTTTCATAAGGTGAAGTCCTGTCTAGTTCTGCGCGGGTCGCCGCCGTTTGGCGCAGCGAGTCAGTGTAAGATGCTTCAACAGCTGCATGAGTACCAGCCCATTGAGAATCAGGACCAGTACTAGCCTGTGTTCCAGCGCTATCTAAACGATTAAGAAGAGAATCTTGCCAAGGAGGCTCTGCATTATTCTTCTCTTCTTGCTGAGCGCTCAAGCCGAATGCTTTTTCTAAACTTTCATTAGTAATTACATTAGAGCCTTGACCCAATGTCAGCATTTCTGGTCCTTTTTCACCGACGATTGCTGCTCCACCCTTAATATTAGTACCACCATCTGCAAAGCCATCAATTGTTGCTCTTAGTTCACCGGCATATTTATGTATTATTCTTCCAGGGCTAAAGCTTCGTAGTCCATCTGCAACAGACCCCAAGCCAGGGATGAAATCCAGAATCATGCCAAGACCTTCAATCATTGCTGTAATCGGGGAGAAGATTCCTTGCATAACGCCTTCGACTAGCCAAACAATACCTTTTAAGAAACCTTTGAATACGGCTTTGACTATACCTAAAGCGCCTACAAAAACGTCTACAATAAGCCCTCCAAGCCATTTAAACACACCACCTATCGCCCCTATAGTAGCCATAAAAAAGCCTGATACATCATCCCAGAAATACCAGAGGAGACCGAGGACGGCTATAATAGCAAGAACGATTGCTATTATTGGCAAAAATGCCGTTGATGTGGCGGCGCCTGCTCCTGCAGCTGCAACACCGACACCTCCGACAGCAGTGGCAGTAGTACCTGCGACTACGCCAGTACCTGCCAAAGCAGTACCTGCTACTCCTGCGCCTCCAGCAACTGCGGTACCCGTTGCTGCTCCTGCAACTCCGATACCTCCGACAGCAGTGGCAGTAGTACCTGCGACTACGCCAGTACCTGCCAAAGCAGTACCTGCTACTCCTGCGCCAGCAGCTACTGAACCACCAGCAACAGTACCGGCGGCGCCGACTGCGGTGACGCCTGCGGCTGCTGGGGCGGCGGCGGCGCCAATGCCAAGAAATGATTTGATGCCTGATAACATGCCGCCACCTGAAGCAGCTGCAGAAGTTGCCCCTCCTGTGCTAGCTGCTGCTGCGGCGGCGGATTTTTGTTTAGCTATTTCCGCTAGCTTAAAAGCTGTTTCTTTTGCCAGAAGGATTTTTTTGAACGCCCAAGCAGCTACAAGGGCGCCCTTTTCCCATACCCAAAAAGCTATTTTTGCTGCTTTTTCTTTTGCCAGAAGGATTTTTTTGAACGCCCAAGCAGCTACAAGGGCGCCCTTTTCCCATACCCAAAAAGCTATTTTTGCTGCTTTTTCTTTTGCCAACATAGCAACTTCTGCTACCCAGTCTTTCACTCGCATTACTTGTTTCCAAATAAATTGAGCACCTTCTTTAGCTTTTTCCCAAATCCAAAAAGCTCCCATGAGTGCTTTTTTGCTAGCATCAATGGCTTTTTCTTTTATGAAATCTTTCACTCGCATTACTTGTTTCCAAATAAATTGAGCACCTTCTTTAGCTTTTTCCCAAATCCAAAAAGCTCCCATGAGTGCTTTTTTGCTAGCATCAATGGCTTTTTCTTTTATGAAATCTTTCAATCTCATCATTTGTATCCAAGCCCATTGAGCACCTTCTGTGACTTTTTTCCATGCAGCGTGGGCTAATATTCCTGCTCGGGATTCATTCATCATTGTTTTTTCTGCTACCCAGTTTTTTAATCTCATCATTTGCTTCCAAGCCCATTGAGCACCTTCCTTCATTCTTTCCCAAACCCAAAAAGCTCCCTTGAGTGCTTTTTTGGCGCCATCTTGGATTTTTTGTTGTAACCACATCTTCTTTTCTTGCAGCCATTTCCATGCATTCTGGGCTATTTCTTTAGATCTTTCCCATGCATACCAAATTTCTGTTCTGATATAATCCGCAGCGAGTTTCATCTTGTGTATAATCCCTTCTTCCGCTGCGCTCGCTCTTACCAAGCCTAATCTTGTCAGAATACTTTGTCCAAATTGTGAGCTAGTAAAAGCTATCCACCATGATATCATTTTAAATATTCCGATGACCGGAAGGAGATATACTCCATATTCACTAAAAAATCCACTGATTTGATTCATTATCTTGTGAATTCCCTTCATTGTCTCGCTAAGCTCTTGTGTGTGCTTGAGGCTCCTTTGTGCATTAGCTGCCTTTTCTTCTTCTAGCGTCTTAGCTTTTTCAGCTTGACTGGCTAATGAACCCATTTCATCTGCTTGACCAGCAAAGGCGGCTTGGGCTTCTTCAATATTATTTAGATTTTGATCACTGAAGAGTTTTTGTGCCACAGAGACATCCACACCTAATGTTTTAGCGATAAGGTCTTTTTCGAAACGACCCATCGTTTCAAATGATTTTCCACTAGCGGCTACAGACTCTCTAAGCATTTTTATTCTATCTTCTTCTGTAGCATTCAACATTTCCATTGAATTGATCATTGGACCACCAAGCATGAAGTTTAGCTTTCCTGCGGCTTCGGCGGCTCCTTCAAATGTGTCAAATTTTCCTGCTACGTTAAGCAAGTCAGACATTTCTAAGCCTGCTAGCTTGGCTGTTGCAGCCAGTTCCTTGAACATCTTAACGCCTTGCTCTTTACCATATCTAGCTAATAGCGGAAGCTGTTTGTTGAATTCTGCTAGCATTTCATTAGGACCGACGCCCATAGCTCTAGCAAAGTTTGATAATTCTTCAGTTGTCTTGTTAACATCTTCAGGCGTGTCGCCAAAGACCTTGTTTAGTCCATCAACTGATGCTGCAAAAGTATCTGCGTTAACGCCTATACGTTCGAATTGCAAAGCCTGCTCGGTTAATGCTTTGCGACCTTCAGTGGTCAACTGAGAAAAAGCTTGCGAAGATTTATAAAGGTTGCCATAAGCTGCTTCTGTTCTTTCTATTGTGAAAGATTGATCTAACATTGTAAGGGAAAGTTGTTTTGCTTCTGCGCCATGAGCTTTTGTGGCACCGGTTGCACGAGTAAGACGCGAGTCCATTTCTTCCCACTGCATCTGTAAGCCATCCATTGCAGTCAAATTTTTCCATGCTGTGTCGGCTATATCTGATAAATGGTTTTTGACAGATTTCAGCATCCTTGTTTTGGTAAAAGCTTGGCTCATCGCTTTTCCGGCGCCTTGCATAGCTTCGCTAAAGGAACGGGTGGTGCCCAAGGTGTCAATCAGAACATCAGCCATATCACCTGTGGTGTCTTTAAGCCCTAACGTTGTTTCCAGCGTCTGCTGCATTAAAGCTTCAGTCTCACCTTGGGCTTTTACTATTTTGCCGGTCTCTTTGGCTTGTTTTTTTGATGCCTCGACTGCTTCTTCTTGTAAATCTATTGCATCTTGGGTATAGCTAACACCCAATTGTCTTAAGTCATTTAATCTATCTTCCGAATATTCAGTGAGTTTATATCGCTTGTCGGCTCGTATGATTTCTTTTTCGGCGGTGTCGGCGGCGGCGGCTATGGCGGCGTCCATCTGGGCGGCTAATTCGAGCCTCTTCTCTTCAAGACGCTTGAGTTCATTCATGCGATCCAATTTGAGTTGTGAGGTTTCGGCTATTTGACTTTCAACTAGGTGCAGCTTTTCTGCGTCAGTGGCGTATTTTTCCATATCGCCAAGTTGTTTTGTCAGCGCTTTACCTATTTCACCATGTTTTTCTATGATTTTGTCCAGAGTCGCAGCGATACTAGCACCGGCAGCTGCCTGTTCTTCCATAATAGCTTTTACAGATTCGGCTCTGGCTATTTCTTGTTTTGTTTTGGTGGTGTCGTCTGCAGACATTGGTTAAAGTTCCTTTATTTCAATGGCCACTTAATACCTGTTTGTTGCTCGAAATTTCTGACTGATCTTTCTAAAGCATATCGATTGTGCAAAACTGAGGGGTCGTTTAGACCATTTTTGAGGAAAGCATCCATATATCTTTTTTCTGAGGCTAGTACAGCAGCAAACGTCTGAACGTCTCCTGAACCGCCTCTAAGATAGAATTGTCCGAAGCCTGTGCCGGATGGTGCAAACATATAATAAAGCATTTTTTTGACTTTAGCTCCAAATTTAATAAGAGCGGCGCTCTCATTCAGCATTTTGAGTTTATCTAAGTCAATAATAATCTTTTCTTCCATAAAGATAAATAGTTTTATTTCTTAAAACCGGGACTTACTAGCGGCGTTTATTTTTGCGTTGGGATTTCTTGATTTCTTCATTCTCTTTCTCTTTGTGGTCTAAAAGCATTTTGAAGTACCAATCTCGCAGACCAATTGGTAGGGAGTATAACTCAAACAGACTCCAGCCCCCATAGTATTTCATATAGAAGAACTGTTCATATACCTGTTTAACGTAATTAGGACTTAGGCCAAAAAAAGTCCGCAGTAAGCGGAACCTCTACTTCAGCTTCATGCTCACATTCTCCACATTCAAAATCGCATGTGAAGTTAATACCTGGAACTATTTTATTATAAGCGCTTCTCAAAAATCTACTATCCAAAGCAGACATTGTACCAATGTAGCTCTTTACATACATTCTATCAGAATTGCCATTCACAGAATGAATCATCTTTTCATATTGCTTTGTGATAATAAAAGCTTCTTTGTTTTTCTTACGGGCGCTCTTACCTTTTTGCTTAACATTTGAGTCATCTTTGAGTATTTTTAGCTCTAGTTTCGTCTTTGTGCGCGGAATCGGGAGTATAACCGTACAACGGTCATAATCGACTGTAGCGTTGAATTCTTCTAGATTTTCGGCATAATCATTATGTTCTAGCTCTAATAGATCGAAACTATGCTCCTGTATTACTCCACATGAAGGACAGCCAAATTTTGTTATATATTCGGATCCATATCCATAGATTCTACAAGCCACTGTGAGTGCGTTCTTGTCGCCAACAAGCATATCGTCGACTTTCATCTTAGGTTCAACTAAAACAGCTTGTAATAAGCGATCAACAGCTGTCCCGTTCTTGACATAGCTCTGATTGATAAGAATATCTTCTTCTTTGGTCGTCATATGTCTGATTTCAATTGTTTCTCTATTGTGTAAGGGATGTCCTTCTTCATAAAAGAGTCCCTTGCTAGGTAGCTCTACAATTTCCGTTGGTACAATAAACTGCAAACTATTCTCTTGAGCTTGTGGCACCACGGGCGGCTCATGATTTGGCTGTAAATTGTCTTTAGGTGGTTCAACACCTAGTCTGTCTTGATTATTTCTCATAATTCCTCCAAGAATGTTTTATTATAAACCATATGATATAATTATTTAAGTTTATTAAAACTTTTTATATTTGGCTGCAACGTATGTAATACCCATTGTCACTTTCACAGAGTCGTCCGAATCATAGCTTAATTCGCCGCCAAAATCAATTGTTGTTGGTTGTGGTTTGATAAAGTCCCAGCCATCAATTTTGTCGCCGTCAGCATTTATTTGATGCAAAGTTATAACTAATCTATCATTTTGTATATTAGTGAATAGAGTACTCATACCTTCGGCACTTTGGACGGGTTGATACCCTAAACCGGTTAGCCATTTATAAAAAGAGTTAGATGTATTGAACGTTGGGTCTTCAGTATCTATCATCGTGATACTTATATCATTCCAAACGTAGTTTTTTGTGGCGATTATAGTCTCTGATGTAAAGTTATTAATAATTTTTTCGCTATCTAAAGTGAAGGTTGGTTTTGTAAAGCTTTGTACAAGATGTGGTTTGGGACCAAAATCGGATCCCCCAGCACTATACATATTGATGTACGCAATCCAGCGGTAAGCCCTTTTAGGTTCTACTTTGTTTGATGCCCACCACGCCATGTAATTTCTCTACTTTTAGCCGCCTGTCCCGACACCGGGCGACACTTTCGTTGCTTTTGACCACATTGTAGCAAAATCGTAATCAATAGTCAAAGTATATTCCACTATATCATCACTATCGTAACCAAGCGAACCAAAATCAACATTAGTCAAAAATGGGTTATGCAACGACCACTCTGAAACCTTTTCTCCTTCTGCATCAATCTGTCTGATGAATACAGCGCCCATTCCCTTGTTAGCTTTAGACTTGGAAATGGATTCTTTCGAATTATCAGGTGTATCAGGCTTGTGATAACCTGAATCTCTAAGGATATTCATCATTACTGCTGCTGAATCCGGATCTGCTGGGTCAAGGAGAGTAACGTCAATAGGTTGCCAAGTAATACGACCGGGATACTTGAAAGTATGCTGAATGTATTTGACTTCTGCTTGACCATCCATTTGAAATTGGGGCTTCTTTACTGTCTTAATAAAATAGGTTGCAATTTTGCCACCGGTTTGAGGGGTGAGTTCCAAAAGAAATCTAAAGCTTCTTTTTGGCTCTACCTTATTTGAACTCCAAAATGTCATTTACTGTGTCTCCTTATCCAGTCTCTGTAATAAATAGTCTGATTGTTTTTTAATCCTCAAATGCTGCGCCAGAATCTGTAATTACAAAGTCAATCGCAATGAACTCGATTGCACGAGTTGGCTTGAGGAAGATTTGTGCATACATGATGTTTCTGTCAATCAAATCAGGAGTAGTGGTAGTTTCATCCAAGATGAGCTTGTAAGCCTCTAGACCTAATCTAGCTTTTACGTCAGCTAATATTGGAAGAACTTGACCACGGAATCGATTCCAAGTAGATTCAACATTTTGATCAAACAATAATGTTGCCGCAACTTTAGAAATCTGTCGCTTGAGATAAATCAGCAAACGACGTACATTAATTCGGTCTAATGCAGAGTGTGTGACCTGCAATGTTTTCTGACCGAAGATCACAATACCTTCTGCTGGGAATTGAGCAATAGGATTGATGTTAGCTTCGTAAAGCTTATCTCTGTCTTTAGAAACAAGTCTTTCGCGCACTGCTGTAACGGGAAGCCCTGCAGAATTATTCATTGATAAGCCACCTCTGGTGAAACCAGCGGGTGCGAACCAAAGCTCCTGCTTGGCTTGTCCATAAGACATAGCCCCAATAGCAGCCACTGATGGTGGTACCCACACAAGCGCACCATTGAGGGTGTCTTGCACTTGTACCCATGGATAGTAAGCGCAGCCAAAACTAGAATTGATTTGCAAACTATCTTTCTTATTGTCAATTGCACTATCGACAGAACCCATTCTGTCACTTAGAGAGGAAATATTTTCTGAAGATGGCACATAACCACCTTTCAAATCAATAACAGCTAAAGCGTCACCGCGTGATTCACATAAATCAACAAGATTTCTATTCAAAGTATTGTTTGTGATTCCAGGCATTGTGGCTAGGTCAAATTCAACGACTTCAGGATCTCTTAGGCTATCGATAGCCACTTTGACAGAATTGAATGTATAACAATCTAATTCTGTTGGTGCTGTGGCTCCATCCCAAATCGTGTTTCTAAACGGCTCAGTTTCTTTAATGTTTAGTCCATCAAAGCCACCGTGTAACACAGTTGTAAATTCATTGGCGCCTGCATTCAATACGTTCTTCCAAGAAGTACTGTTGAGATATGCTAATCCAGCGTTGGGGGCGCCGCCTTGGCGGGAACCACTAGAATAAACATTAGTGCCAGTTACTGCATTTGTTGCAGTAACAATATCTGTGTTGCACATGTCATCCAAAGTAAAGATCCATGAGAACTTTTGTGTCGCTTCTCCACCCGACCACATTGCTTCGTCGCTATAGCCTTCGGGAAGGGGACCGGTGTAATCACCAATGGTTACAGAAGGTCGACCAGATCGATTGAACGTGGTATCAACTCCAAAATAAACGTCCCTTGGGTCGACTGGGTTGCCTTCAGAAGCGGAAACGCGGCGTCGAAGTGTCGGGAACGTATAAGTTGCACCAAAACCACCAGATACAGTTTGACCTTGCCAATCGGCTTGGTTATTTGTACCGCCAGCGGGATCTATAGCTTGATAATCCATACCACCGGTTACAAGAGAGACTGGCGTTGCAGTTTGACTGTCGGTAAAGCTATTGAAAATAGGAGGACCGAAAACACCAAAGGGTAGATATTGAGGATCTGTTGTTGCTTCGTGTACGGCGTCTGCCATTTCAACATATATATAAGCCGAGTGACTTCTGAAATCGCCATATGTGCGATATCTTCTGTCTTCGTCACTCCATGTCAAATATGTATTACCAATTTTTCTTGCAATATAATTTTCAGATGCAGGATTCAAATTGCAATTATTGAATTGCTCTAAAATTTTGGGGCGATTATCGGTATCTTTCATATCACGAATCTGAACTGAAAAAGTACCATAACTGTTGAAATCATCAGTTGGCGCTCTAAGATCTGAGATTGAAATCTTAAGACCTCTAGACGCCCAGCGCCCTGTGTTTTTTGCAACGATGCGGAATAGCTTTTGCATATCTTGTGCATCATAGTTCTCACTATCTAGAGTAACGTCTTGAGCGAAGAACCAGCCAGTGCGTGGATCTGCATAATCTCTAGTTTTATTGCCTCCATTGGCAATGGTGTTATCAAGCGGGGCGATGAACGCATATTGGTTGTCTACATCACCCGCGTCCAAGACAATTCTTGCTTCGTCTTCATAAGACTCACCAAGCCAGTATTTGATCCGAGCATCGGTGTCTGTAATTGCAGTATTCGATAATGTTGGGTTTGTGTTAAAAACCTTTCTAATAAAGTTTTCTGAGCTAGCATTAGTAAGATTGAATTTGGTATCCAGTACAATTGTGCCGCCAACTCTTACTTGAGCTTTCCACGTGCCAGCAGATGATGCTTTGAAATAACGACATAAAGAAGCAGTATTGTAAGTTGAAGCGTGACCGGTCGCGAGTTTCGCATCGTGGTCGGTGGCGCCGTATGAGTTGCCGGAAAGAGCCACGGTACCGCTATTGACGTACCAAACAGCAGCTAGTGTACCCGTTGGGTCAACAGCAGAAGATGAAACAACAACGAAGAGACCATATGCTCCACCGCTGCCTTCGCCTATATTGTTCTTTGCGTCTGCAACTGTGGTGCGCCATCCGGCGAATCCACTATTTTCTGTGTTATCTGTTGTTGCATCCTTGTGTTGTTTACCAACTAGTCTAACATAAGTTACGGGAGTGTTGTTTCTTAGCCAAGCTTGGGCTGCATATGCGCCATAGGTTGTACCAATCGAGTTTCCATTACGGAAAGCATCCGAGTTAGTGGTACCGGCTACTGGGGCACCAAAGATTTGGACAAATTCTTGAAAAGAATTAACCTGCGTTGGGATTAGACCTGGACCTTTCTGTGCTCGTCCGATAATAGCAGGACCGGTATCTCCAATCGCATTTGGTAGTTGAGAGTTGTCAATCTCGTTAATGAAAACTCCTGGGGAGATGAACTTAAAATCTTTTGCTGGCATATTACTGTTCTCCTTGTACTGAACTAGTTTGTAGTTTCTCTTATTAATTAGTAAATTATTTTAGCAAAACCCTTATTTAGTCTCTATATTTAGATTTACCCTTGCCATATTCTGGAATATCGCCAAAAATTGTCTTTTCGCGCCCAATTTTCACTCTGACGGCGCTTTCTCTTTTAATTATTTTTGGTCTGTCTCCGTTTGGACCTTCGCCTATAATATAGCCTATAACTTCGAAGCTTATATTAGTTATATAAGTTCTTTCCTCTGTACCCATATTAGCAACGTTATTTGTTTGTGCTAAATCTTCTTTCAAAAAAACCTCATATTTGTGACCGTCTTTGCCAATAACAAAATAATTGATGGCGCCGCCTAAAGTTATAAATGGCGACAAAAGCTCATTCATCTGTTGGATATATTCGGTTCTTATTGATACTGAATATGTCATATCTACATACATCGGTGCTGGCATGCTCAAAGTCTCGTAGACTACTTTCTTATTTTCTCTTTTGGGATAATATGATTGTCTGCCGGGTGTGCGTTTTACGCTTTCATAAATCTTTCTGTTGTCGGCAACACTATGATTGTTAGTCTTATCTCTTACTACTCGTCGCGCCACTGTAATTCTACCAAATCGATTTGCATCTATATCATCACCTGAAATACCATGGTATGCGCCTTTTCTAGACAAGCTTTTTTGCATTCCTGTCCTTTCAACTGAAATCAGGGGGTAAATGAGCGCTCCATCACTATCTAATAATTCTTTTTTGTTTTTAGTCAAAAAAGAACGTTCCGCTGCGACCCACATAACAGGTACTTTTTTCCAACCTTTGTTGGTAGTTGCGTGATTGTTCATTTTTTTGTCAATAAAATCAAAAAATGCCGTGTCAATGGTTTCTAAAGTAGATGGAAAGAACTCTTCTACTTGAATATTATCTTTAGCATCTTTTACACCTCTATATTGGTCATCACTTGCCATCAAATACTCCTTCACGTGCCTTAATACATTTTACTTCAAGTTCCATTTGGTTATCGACTTGTCCAAATAAGGGTTTTGGTTGGTTCCAACTAACAATTTCGAAGAAAGTATCTCCATATTTTATAAAATCTCCCTCTCTTACATATAAATTTTGGTCTTCTGATATTCTTCTATTGTGAAATTTCACAGTAATAGAAAGTCTTTTGTCTAGACCCATGTTCGTTAGTTCAGTAGTATAGCCTTCCCACACAATCAAAGCAAAAACTCTTATAGGAGGCAAAAACGTTTTTTCAATTGCTTCTCCATATGTAGAATGGAAATTGGTATGTTCCATACTGATGGGATAATAGAAGATGCCTTGTCCAACAACTCGCTCGATAAGTTCATCATTAACTTGTTTTACAAGGTTGCGTTCTTTTTCACCTAGAAACAACGGAGGGGGCGGTTGAGTAGGCTGGGTCCATTCGTTGTCAGACATGGCTTATTATCCTGTAAATATCAACATAGGTATGCGTTTTTCAACACTGTTGACAGCTTCTGCTAGCTCTACATCGCTGGCTGCGATCTTGGCGTAAGTAAGCTCATCGAAGATTGTTTTTAATTCTTCTCGCAGCTTCTCTTGTTCACCTTGACCTTGAGTTATAAGGGCTGGTCCATCTAAAGTTACACTGTCGCCTGGAATTGGTATTGCGCCAAACTTAGAGCGAATGTTTCCTAGCATTTCTTTGCACACTGCCAAGGCAAATCGTCTAATCCACTGTTTACCAATAGAATTTATCTTTTGATAAGGGGTGTTTTCGAAAGGCAATGCATTCATGTTATTTATGCCACCGACTCCAGCGTCAACATCAGAAGTATTAACCCATGGGTCATCGGGGTCTACAAAGAATTCAACCCACATTTTTTTGGCACTAACATGTACAACGTTGGGAAATATTCTTAATCGATTGTTCTTGATTTCATATGAGTAATGACTGTTTCTTGTATAGATAGCATCTTCAAATGCCATGGCTTGTGCCTTGTTTTGCCATGGGGGTATTAGTTGAAAAGTGCTATCATCAGCATATTGACCGTAACTAGACAAATCACCAACTGTGTTTAGACCACCGTAGTATCCATAGAATCTCCACATAGCTTGCGGGGTTTTATAATATACTTTTGTAACGTTTACTCTGTTATCGCCAACCTTACCGTAATAGGGTACAGTTGCATCTGTATCAGCAGAAGCAGATATAATTGCTTGCAAGTCGTAATCTTGCTTATTTTTTTCTGTATTAAAGCTGGCAGAATATATTCTTGTTTCGCCGCCGAACCCGGCTTCTGTAGAATAACCATGCGCTACGCGACGAGCGTACTCAAATCTAAACTTAGGAAATTTTAGCGCTACATCTTTTAAACCGGTAGTGTCTTGCAATTGACCTTCTTCATCGAATGAGCCAGTTTTGGCGCCAAGAAGATCTCCTAAAGAATTCTTTGCTTGGTGAATGTTGAGAAGATAAGAATATTCTAATACTGATTCTTGATAAGCAGCAAAAACTTGTTCTTTCGTAATTTCAATATCTAATACATCACCACCAAGCTTCCTATAGGTATAGGCTACTTGATCAGATGCACCAGATAAGAAATATTCATCTGTTGTATAAACTGTAAAAGGAAATGAGGCAGCTGCAGCAATTGCTGGCGTGCTGCCCGAAGGTAAAACAACAGCACTGGTCTGTGATGTTGGTGTTAATGTAGGGACTGCCATACAATAGTTCTCCTCCTAGTAATTAGTGAGAGAAGAACTAAATCGCAGATTGGTCCGTCTTCTTTCTAGACCACATTGATTTCTTTTTGCCGGTAGTTGTCTTAGTGGTTGTAGTTGTTGTAGTTTCTTCAACGACAACAGGTGTTGGTGTGGCTACTGTTTCTTCAACGGTAGTTGCTGCATCTTGACGACGCTTCCATCTTGTGTAGGATTTGCCCATTGTATGTTCCTCCTTAATAGGTAATGGTAAATAGTTTAAAAAACTAAAATCTTGAAAAATTGGGCTGCGTTATTTTCAAGCAACCAACAATTTAGTGACCAAAATAGTTTTTAGATATAAAAAACCCCGTGCCTCATAAGAGGCACGGGGCTTATATAACTAATCTAAGTTAGATTGGTTTACGCACCACTCTCGCCTAGAAGACCACGCACAACGACGAGACCGTACATATCAGGACGGACCATCTTTTTGGCGTAACGGGTCATGACACCCTTACGTGGTACGAAGTCCTCTACACCAAAGATGGTGGGAGTGACCTGTAGGGGTACGTAAGGAGCGTATACATAACCGCTCTCTAGGAAGCTGCTGCCCTTGCGACCAATCAACACGAGGTTGCGGGGGAAGTAAGGATCAACAAATACGTCGTAACGCTTGCTGAGTGTACCAACTTGCTGAGTACCAGCAGTTCCCTTAGCATCGTCAGAAGTGACGTTAGCACGGAAACCAGCAGTAAACTCAAGAATGTTAGCAACCTCTGGCGAAGTAACGAGGAAGTTAGCACCACCACGGAGTGTTTTTCTGTGGATTTGTGCGGATACATCGTTAATGGTCTCACCAAGGGTCTCATACCACTCGGAAACGGTACCGGTGAAGTCAGGAGCTTTAGCGGAAGCACCAACCTCTGCGCCAGTAGACTTGTCTACGAATAGACCAGGACTACGTGCCCAGTAGTAAGTACCACCAGTAGCACCCTTGACAAGATCCTCAAGGATCTCACGGTCGATCTCAAGAGCAATCTGCTCGGAAAGAAGTCCAGTTAGCTCGACTTCGGCATCCAAGTTATGATATGCATTAAGATCTTGACCCAATTCGGGTGTCCACTTAGCTTTCAGCTTCTTAGTGATGGCAGTGACACTCACGGAATCAACACTGAGGTTAATCTCGGGAATATCAGCGTTACCTTCCAAGCCCCAAGCAGTATCACCAACGACGGAACCAAGTGCTCCACCAGCGATGAAATCATCGGTTTGTGGCCAGCTAAGAATATTAGCAGCCGTGCCACCCAAAACAGTAGCTGCAGTGATTGCAGAACCGGTCTGGACAAGAAGCAAACGTACTACAGTTTGGCTAGTAGCAGCTGCATTTTCACTAGCGCTCATAGCCGTTAGACGACGAATCAAAGTACCTTGCGTACTGCCAACGGTGTTCAAACTAACAGCAGCCAAGTCTTTAAAATTGAATTGACCATCCGTTGCTGTAGCATCGGGAGTCCACTCACCAATAGCCCAGAAAGAACCAGAAGTAAGATCGGGATCACGACGAAGAACCTGATTGATATGATTCTCTGACATTCCACCGAAACCACCTTCGCCTCCAACAGCGCCGCCGGTACCGTCATTATCGTTTCGAGTTGTACCACCAGCACCAAGGGTACCAGAAGCACGGACAGTAACCGAACCATTCGATGCGTTAGAACCAGTAGGTGAAGCATAGCCATTGGTCAAGTTGTAGAACTGACCAGCGGAAGTACCTTCACTACCGGCTAAATTTACACCACCAGTGATCTCTGAACCAACACGACCACCACCATATAGTGACTCTGAAACTGCAAAGCCAAGACGATCAGTTGTGTCTCCATCAGTTCCACCAAATGTGAAGTCTAGGAAGAAAATGAGACCACTAGGTAGGCTCATAGGCTGAACACTAACGAGATCGTTAGCGATCAAACCGCCGAATACACGACGGACAATGGGGAACGCGACGGCTGCAAAACCTTCGACATCTCCACCACTCATTGACGATGCCGCTTCCTTAAGAAGCTGCTTCGCTTGGTTTTCAAGTAGACGAGCCATACCGTTCTTGGCATTGTCGCTACCCATACCCTCTAGAAGACCGGTCTTCTCCCACTTCTGGAGTAGAGCGGCGCCTTCTTGACGCATGTCGCGATTAACGACACCCTCTGTAAGTTTTTGTAAAATAGACATTTTTTATCTCCTTATGATTTATTCTATTTCAATCCAGCTAAACGCTTCATCCTTTCGGAGAAGGCATCAGC